CTATTGGGCGGCGACAAACCCCGCCAAGCTGAAGGAGAAGAACGGTGGATGAACCGATTGCGAAGGTCATAGGAATTTACGACGGCTACTTTATGGCGGCTTCCATCAATGAGGCGGCATTGCCTGTTGTTGGTGCGCAACTCTATGGCGCGCCGCCCAAGCCGGTGTGGCGAGGGTTGACAACAGCGGAAACAAAAGCGCTTTGGGTCGCTGCGGAGAAAAAGCCGAGCGTGTTCGCAGAGATGATTGGACGGAAATTGAAGGAGAGGAATGCATGAGCTTTATTTGCCCGTTGCCGCCCATAAAAGTGCTTGTAAGAGCTGAATATTTGTATGACTTTGAGCGAGGCCATAACGAACAAGTACAAGGCGTTTGGGTGAGCTGCAAATCGCTGCGCGGCGAAGCGCTGCGGTTCGAAACTTACCTGCCTGAATATGGCGCGTTGTTCGACAAATTGCCTATCAGCGCATTTTTGCATGATGAGAAAATGCAGCTGGGCGAGTTGCCGCTGGACGTGTTGCAAATTTGGGATGCCATGAGCTATGACATCACACTCGTGGAAAAGCCGTTGTTGAAAGGGTTGCGCGCTGAATTTTTCGGCAAAGATAAACGAACGCATTCCGGCGAATACATGTTCACACTCGACAATGCGCACACCGACCCGCGAGTGCCAGACTACACATTCAGTGAAACGCCTGACGAACACAAGTCGTTCAATGTGTTGAAACTCGACAATGGACAGTTCGCGTTGCAACCGAACAACCGTTGCCGCTTCTTTGACCCGGCGCTCAACCCGCACGAAATGAAGATGCCGAACTTCCACGTCGCGACCAAAAAGTATCGCGTCGAACAACATGCAAAGTGGCGGTTAGGCGACACAACAACAACAACATACGACGACAGGGTCGAGGAAAAAGAATGACAACAATCGAGGAAAGAACTGCCGCCAGAGAAGCGGCGCTGGCAGCAGCCGTGGCAGCTTCCCGGCGGCTCGCGCGGCCTGAAGACTACGTGTTCGACAAAGCGCAAGAGGCATTTTGGGACTTGCGTGACGGGACACAACATTCAGAAAAAGCGGTCGACGCTTCCATCCCTATCGAGCTTTGGCGCGTTGAAGTGGAAGAAGCCGAAGAGGAAGCGCCAGCCGAAGGGCGGCGCGGGCGGCAACGGCGTCGACGTGAACGGCTCATCCCACCTTCGCGCGATATCATGCGCGTCGAAAATGATCAGTTCGTCGAAGGTAGCACGTGGTGGCCCGGTGAGCCGCAAATCATCAAGGATATATTTATAGATTCCAACGGGTGGCGTCCAGCGCCGGGCCGCAGGATCTATAACAAATACCTGCCGCCGCCCGAACTCACCGGCGACGCTGCACAAGCGGTTGTTTGGGTCAACCACGTACGCAAGCTCTGGCCCGACCCGGTCGAACATGAATTCTTCTTCGACTTCTGCGCGCATATGGTCCAGCGCCCAGACATAAAGTGCAACGCCGCAATCGTCTTGAGCGGCACACAAGGCATCGGTAAAGATGCGGCGCTCATGCCAGTGAAAGCTGCGGTAGGCAACTGGAACACCAAGAACATCGACCCCGACGAGCTGTTTTCTCCGTACAAGCCGTGGCTCGAGACCTTGATGCTCGTGGTCGACGAAGTGCGCCCGACGAAGGATGAGTTCCATGCGTCGAGCGCTTACAACATCCTCAAACCAATGATCGTCGCACCCCCAGACACGCTGCCGCTGAACGACAAATACGCGAAGCTCCGCCACATCATCAACCGACTGCGCGTGTTCATCACGACCAACGACTGGATGAGCATGTACATCCCGCCCGAAGACCGCCGCATGTTCATCATGCACTCTCACCTGCCACAAAAGTGGCATGAGAAAGAAAAACAACCAGCCTACTTCAATGAGTTGTTCGCGTGGTTCGAAAGTGGCGGCATCAATCACGTTGCCGCATGGCTGGCGGCGAGAGATCTTTCAGCGTTCGACCCCAAGGCACAAATCGCTCGCACAGCAGGCTGGGGCGCTGTGGCGGCTTCCTGGGGCGAACCTGAAGACGCTGTCGCTTGGGTGCTTGACCAGCTGGGCAACCCACCCGCCATCCTAGGACAAGAACTCGTCAACCCACAGTTCGACCACAGGGAAGAAGTCGCCAACATGCTCAAGTCGCCGCGCAAGATCTCTCACCGCATGAACCGCGCGGGCTACGTCAATGTGCCTGCACCGGGCGGCGCTGACCGATGGGTGTTCCGCTCGGAAGGCAAAACGCTGCGCGCGAGATATGCATTCGTGCGCGGAGAGCTGACCCGTGATATCGATGCCGCGACCGAGCTGGTCCGCAAAAGAGGAGAAGAATTGCTCGCCGCACAATCCCAAGATGGGGGAAATGTGGTCGTTTTGGAAGCAAAAAAGGGCGGATTCTGATCCCGAGATTGAAGCAGAATTAATTTCGATGAGAGCCGCAAGAATAATAGTCGTCTCGGGCAACTTGGGATCCTGATCCCGAGATTGAAGCATAATCCCAAAAATCCCAAGATAGTAATTGTTGAATAATTTTGTGTTAAATTGTATTAAATTAAGAAAAAGAGAAGAATAGGAAATCTCGGGCATCTCGGAATCTCGGGATTTGGCGGCGTACCCGAGATTTAGGAAACTTTTTATGCTTTGTGCGAAATAGAAACGCGCGGCGAAAATGTTGCCGGAAGAACAGAGCGCGGCGATAATCGCGCGAAGAATGCTGTGTGAAGCATTCAAAAATATTTGGAGCTTGATGCGATGCAGCAACCCAGGAGCAAGGGCGGTCGAAAGCCCGGCAGTGGCGGGCGTCCTCCAGGAATCCCAAACAAAGCTACGCGCGCGGCGCGTGAAGCCATCGCGGCGTTTGTCGACGACAATGCACCGCGCATGCAGGAGTGGCTGGACAAGGTTGCGCATGGCGTGCCTCGTGTTGATGCGGAAGGCAATCAGTTGCACGACGAAGACGGCAACCCGATGTGGTTCCACCCGCCCAACCCTGAGAAAGCGTTCAACATGCTCAGGGATGTGGTTGAGTATCACGTGCCCAAGCTCGCTCGCAGCGAGTTGACGGGCGCAGGCGGCGGCCCGATTAGTGTGGCGGCCATCGACATGAAAGGGTTGTCTGACGCCGAGCTGGAAACAATGCAGCGGCTCTTGGCGAAGGCGAGCGACGCATGAGCATCGACCGCACGCCAGTCGGTGCTGAAACAGAAGTGATCGAGGAATGGCTGCGGCAGTTCGGTGAATTGCAAGAAACACCCGAAGGCACAGCGGTGGTGCTCACAACAGAGCTGTTGCGCGAATACGCCGAGTGGGTTGCGGCTTGTCAGCGCGAATGTATCGCTCAGGTGTTGGAGCGGATGCCTGATGGTTACTGGGCGAACAACTGCGCGATGGCTATACGCATGATGAGGGCGCAACACTGATGAATGCTCCATTGAGCCCTGCTGTGATGTTGGACGCGATACGCCGTGAGAAAGAACGGCGCGCGGCGTCTGCATCATTGTACGAGTTCGTGAAGCAAGCATGGCCGATTGTCGAGCCCGGTGTGCCGTTCATCGCCAGCTGGCACATTGAAGTCATCTGTGAGCATTTGGAAGCGATTAGCTCAGGCGAGCTCCGCAAGCTGCTCATCAACATCCCACCGCGACATTCCAAATCTACCATCGTGAGCGTTATGTTCCCGATGTGGGAGTGGCAAGTGTCGCCTGAGCAAAAGTATTTGTGCGCGAGTTACAGCGGCACACTCTCCATCCGCGACAACCTGAAGGCGCGGCGGCTCGTGCAGAGCCCATGGTACCAAGAGCGTTGGGGCCAGCTGTTCGAGCTCGCTGGTGACCAGAACGCCAAGCAGCGTTTCGAGAACGACAAGACAGGCTACCGGCTCGCCACCAGCGTTGGCGGTACGGCCACTGGTGAAGGCGGCTCGCGGTTGTTGCTTGATGACCCGCACTCAGCGCAAGAAGCTCAGTCTGACGTGATCCGTCAGAGCGCGCTGGAATGGTTCGACGTTGTTTGGTCGACGCGACTCAACGACCCCAAGCGTGACGCGATGATCACCATCATGCAGCGGCTGCACGAAAAAGACATCAGCGGACACATCCTTGAGGACATTGGCGGCTGGGAACACTTGATGATCCCGGCTGAGTGGGATGGCGTAAAGCGCAAGACGATCCTGGGCCCATACGACCCGCGCACGACAAAAGGCGAGCTCATCTGCGCAGAGCGCTTCGGCGAAAAAGAAATCACAGAGCTCAAGCAGCTGCTCGGCGTTTACGGCACTGCGGGTCAGCTGCAGCAAGATCCGCAACCAGCCGAGGGCGGCATTCTCAAGACCAAGCATCTGCGGCTGTGGCCGCACGACAAAGGGTTGCCGCAGTTCGAATACATCTTGCAGTCCTACGACTGTGCGTTCACTGAAAAGACGACAGGCGATCCAACGGCTTGCAGCGTTTACGCGGTGTTCACGCACGACAACGAACGGCACGTGATGTTGATCGACGCATGGGATGAACACTTGTCGTATCCTGAGCTGCGCACGAGAGCGATCAGAGACTGGCAAACCGAGTACGGCGGCACAACGATCAAGGATGGGCTACGCACGGCTCGGCGGCCTGACCGCGTGTTGGTCGAGGCAAAGGCGTCAGGCCAGTCGCTCTTGCAAGACCTGCGGCTCGCAAAGGTGCCAGCCATCGGCTACAACCCCGGCAACGCGGACAAGGTCTCGCGCGCGCATCAGGCGGCCCCAACACTGGAACTCGGCTATGTTTGGGTTCCTGAGAGCGCCAAGAACCCCGGCCATGCGGTGAGTTGGGCATTGCCGTTCATCAAGCAGCTCGAAAAGTTTCCTGTGGCCGAGCATGACGACTATGTCGACACGTTCACTCAGGCGATCATTTACCTCAAGAACGATGGTTGGTTCGACTTGCCCAAGGCACGCGACCCAGACGAACCCAAGCAGTGGAAGCGTGAAAGGATCAATCCCTATGCAGCCTAAGAAACCAGTGTGGGAGCGCTCGCGCCCCAAAGACCTGCCTGAGCCGAAGGCGCTCAGCAAGAAGCAAAAGTCCAGCGCCAAGAGCATGGCCAAGAGCGCCGGGCGGCCCTACCCGAACCTTGTCGACAACATGCGCGCAGCGCGCAAGAAGGGTTGAGCCGTGGTCGACAAAAGCAAGATGGCCTGCAACAAACCGCGCAGCACGCCTGACCATCCGAAGAAGAGCCACATCGTGAAAGCGTGCGAGGGCGGCACAGAGAAGATCATTCGCTTCGGTCAGCAAGGCGTCAAGGGCTCGCCCGAGGGCAGCGCACGCAACGATTCATTCAAGGCGCGCCACGCGAAGAACATCGCCAAGGGCAAGATGAGCGCGGCTTACTGGGCTAACAAAACCAAATGGTGATGAGCTATGGCTGACATCCGTCCAACACCCGAGCAGCGCCCGATTGCGGGCGGCTTGGCACGATTGCTCCAGCGCGCCGACAAGTTCGCTCGCGCGCCATTCGGTTATTCCAACCCGCCAGTCGAAGTCATCTCTGACTTCCTGCGCGTGCCGGAACTTTACCGCACCATGGAGAACTATGCTTACGGTTCGCCGTTGGCTTCTGGCACGAGTTCTGTTTCTCGTTATCTGCCGCGCTTGAGCGAGGACACGAAGGGCGCGATTGAAGGTGCGATCAACTTGGCGCCGATGGTCGGGCCAGCAGCGCGCGCCACGACAGCCGGTGCAACAGCGTTGGGGCGCTTGGGCGAGCGAGCAGCAGCTCGTGCGGTTCCTCAAATCATGGAGCGTCGCGGCGTTGGTGCAGACCTGTTGTCGGCGCTGGCATCAGGCACAACCAGCAACGTCATCAAGCCGAAGGGTGGCAACTGGATGGCTGGGCACGTTGAGCGAGCATTGGAGCCGCTCAAAAGTGCAGACGAAGACGCGGCAGTTCGAGCCATGTTGCGTGCGAATCCAAATCTCGATCTAGAAGCTGCTCGCCAATTTGCGGCTGCGGGGGCTGCTGTCCCGCCGCAAAACCAAGCCATCAACCGTTGGATCGACACAAAGCTCGCAAAGTACATCCGCAACGAGATGGGCACACCGGAAGATCCGGTGCGCGCTCTCGCTGAGCGCGGCGTGTTGCACGTGAGCCCCAACGAACTCAATTATCGATTCAATGCTTATGGCAAATATCCGCAGCCCGGCCAAGAGTTCCTGGCTACCAGTGATGCAGCGAAAATGTGGGAGGGCACCAGCGACAACGCCATCAATGTTTTGACTGCGGGCCAAATCACAAGGCCCGACATCGCCGATGCTCGGCTCATCGCGAAGAATCCATGGCTCACCAAGTTGCCGCCGGAAACGAATGTTTACGCGACCATGGAAGCGGAGACGCTGGCAAACGACCTTGGCTTCCCGCACCTGATCGACGAACTGAAAGCCGCAATGAGCCCGACGAGCGACTTGCCGACGAACTTGCGGTTCGACCCGAAGGACATCGACAAGCTCACTGTGCCGCAAGCCGTCGAACGCGTGAGCAAGATCAACGCATGGCGCGCCGAACAAGCTGCCAAAGCTGAGAAAGCAGGGATGATGGAAAACCTGCAAGCGGCTCCGCGCTTGGCCGACGAGAACTTGCAGTTGTCGTTCGTTGAAAAACCCGGCGGCGCTTGGGTGGACATTCCAGAGACGGTCAATGAAGAAGGCATAAAGCTCTGCACATCAATCGGCAAAGCGGGTGGCTGGTGCACCATGCACGAAGAGCGCGCTAAAGACTATGGGGCAGGTCATAACCGGCTCACCGCGCTCATCGACGCGGAAGGTCGACCACACGCTCAGGCGAAGATCACGTCTATACCAAGCACCGGCGACATCATGGACGACATGGACGATGTCATGCAATCTTTGTCTGCCGCAGAACGCAAAAAATTCAATCGTTTCCTCGGTTCTGACGATTTTGATGGAGACCCAGAAGAAGCGTTCGATTGGTTGAAAAACAATTTGCCGGAAGTTTACCAGCGTTACATTTCTGAAAACGCTGTTGCGATCCCTGACATCACCGAACTCAAGCCTCCCGGCAACTCATTCAACAGCAAGCGCGCACGAGAATACGCCGAGCGCGACCCGCAATACAAAGCCAAGGTCACCGACTCTGTCTTGAACTTCCTCAACAGCGGCCAATGGGGTTCTGTCAGCGACCTGCATCATTACGACATCGTTGATTTGGCGAGCGAGCGTTCGGTTGAAAGTGTGTTGCAAAAATATTATGGCTCGCATTCTCGGCAAGCGATGCAAGAGTTCAACACCGCGTTAGGCAACAATCCGAGCGCACCGCGCTTCATGACAGAAACGCAGTTCTACAGATTCTTAGAGCCTAGCGTTGAACCACCCGGCTACGCCGAAGGTGGCGTGAAGAAACCGAGCCCATTCGACGAACTCGAACCGACATTCGGCCAGCGCATGGGGGCAGCAGCAGCTGACAAGCTCGCTGAAGCAGGCTTGTGGCTCTACGACAAATTGGCAGACCGCGACAAGTTGTCTTCCGCGCACAAAATTTATTTGGACACGTTTGTTCATGACAAACGCGACCCAATCACGGCCAAAGATTTCAACCCGCAAGATTTGATCGAGCTGCAGAATCTCATCCAGCAAAAAGAAAAATTGACCGGCGGCAAAGGCAGGGGCTACATCCAGTACCAAGATTACAAAACTTTGCCCGGTGGTGACCAACGACGCGGCGTTCCAGCAAATCTGACTGGCGGCGTTTTGCCTCCAAGGTTGTCGCTCGGCAAATCGCTGGGCCAATTCAACTATGAGCGCGACCCAAAGACGGGCCAGTTCCGCATCATTGATGAATACGATTTCAACCCACAAACAATAACCGTTGGCGGCGAAAAGGTAGAAGTGCCGTTAGAGTTTTACGGTGATTACGTTGAAGACGCAGGGTTCTCGCCTTATGCATTGGCGCGTCTTTATGGTGGGCGCAAGATGCCGCCCGGCAAAGGGCGCAAGGTCGAACTGAGTGTTCCGGGCAAGGCACGCGGCGGCGCGGTCGATTATGACCCTGACGAGATCGCAAGGTTGGCAGCGAGTGTTGTGCCCGGTTACGCCGCAGGCGGCTTGGTCGACTATGACCCAACAGAAATAGACACAATTGTGTCCAAACTGAAAGAGGAATTCCATGGCTGAAATGAACAAGCCGCTCGAAGACGACGAAGAACAAGGCGAAATGTTCGAGCTCGAAGACGACGAACTCGAAGTTGAAGACACCGAAGACGGTGGCGCGATCATTCGTATGGAAAACGAACAAGACGCCGCAGTCAAGCAAGCGCACTTCGCCAACATCGTCGAAGAGGTCGACCCATCCGCGCTCAAGACGGCGGTGCAAGACCTGCTGGAAAAGATCGACAAAGACAAGGAAGCCAGAGAAAAACGCGACAAGCAGTACGAGGAAGGATTGCGTCGCACTGGCTTGGGCGACGACGCACCCGGCGGCGCTCAGTTCACTGGCGCCAACAAGGTTGTGCACCCGATGTTGGTCGAAGCCTGCGTGGACTTCAGCGCGCGGTTCATGAAGGAAGTGTTCCCGCCGTCTGGCCCGGTGAAGAGCAAGATCATGGGCGAGCACGGGAAAGACAAAGTCGACAAGGCGCGGCGCAAAGCTGACTTCATGAACTGGCAGTGCACAGAACAAATGCCCGAGTTCAGGAGTGAGCTGGAGCAGCTCTCCACGCAGCTGCCGTTGGGCGGCGGCCAGTACTTGAAGCTCATGTGGAACGCGCAGTGGAAGCGCCCATGCTCTGAGTTCATTGCGATTGACGATATTTACTTGCCGTTCGCGGCCACGAACTTCTACAGCGCCGAGCGCAAGACGCACGTTCAGTACATCACCAAGATGGAATACCAGCGGCGCGTCAAGGTTGGAATGTATTCTGACGTCGACGTCGGACAACCAGAAGACCCCGAGTTCAGCAAGTCGAGCCAAGCCAACGACAAAATCGAAGGGCGCAAGGACACAGCCTACAACGAAGACGGCCTGCGCACCATCTTTGAGGTTTACACTCATTTGGACTTTGGCGACGGTGTGGAGCCCTACATCATCTCCATCGACAAAAGTTCCGGCAAGGCGCTTTGTTTATACCGCAACTGGGAGCCAGAAGACCAACAAAAGCGCGAGCTAGACTGGATTGTTGAGTTCCCATTTGTGCCTTGGCGGGGTGCTTACCCAATCGGCCTCACGCACATGATCGGCGGCCTGAGCGGTGCAGCCACCGGCGCGCTGCGTGCATTGTTGGATTCGGCTCACATCCAAAACATTCCCACGCTGCTGAAGTTGAAGGGCGGCCCCAACGGACAAACCATCAATGTCCAACCGACCGAAGTGGCAGAAATCGAAGGCGGCGCGCTGATCGACGACATTCGCAAGCTCGCGATGCCTATGCCGTTCAATCCTCCGTCAGCCGTGTTGTTCCAGCTGCTCGGATTCCTGGTCGACGCGGGCAAGGGCGTAGTGCAAACATCGTTCGAGAAGCTCTCTGACGCCAACCCCAACCAGCCTGTGGGCACGACGTTGGCGTTGATTGAGCAGGGCATGGTTGTTTTCAGCTCGATTCATTCGCGGCTGCACAACTCCATGGCGCGCGTGTTCAAGATCCTTCACCGCATCAACAGTGCTTACCTCACCGACGAGGTTGTTGAAGGTTACGAAGCAGGTTTAGAAGTCAAGCCGCAAGACTTCGACGGCCCGTTGGACGTCATTCCTGTTTCTGACCCAGCGATTTTCTCGGAAACGCAACGCTTTGCGCAAGTGCAAGCATTGATGCAGCGCGCGGCGATGATGCCGGGCATGTACGACCAGCGCAAAGTGGAGGAAATGTTCCTCCGCGCCATGAAAATCCCAGACAACGACGTGTTGAAGCCGGATCCAGGCAAAGACAACGTCGATCCTGTGTCGGAAAACGTGGCAGCCGCCATGGGCAGGCCGATTTATGTGTTGCCGAAACAGGATCACATGGCGCACATCAAGACACACGTCGCATTTTTGAAGTCTCCGCTGTTCGGAATGAACCCGGCGATCACACAGACTTACCTTTATCCGATCGCATTGCACTTGCGCGACCACTTGTTGAACTATTACTTGGTCGAAGCGCACGAAGCGGTCGAAAAAGCGTCCGACGAGAACTTAATTGGCAAAGATGCAATGCAAGAGGTGCAGATCATCTTGCAAGTTCAGCAATTCATCGAGCAACAACTCGGTGCGTTCGCGCAAGAGCTGGCACAACTGTCGCAAGCTGCAGAGCAATTCAAGCCGCAGCCGCCCATGCCGCCAGATTCTTCGTTGCAAGTGGCTCAAATCGGCGCTCAGGTGCAACAAGCCGCGCTGCAGCAGCGCGCTCAGAGCGATCAACAGCGCCTCGCGCAACAAGCGCAAATCGAACAACAGAAGTTGGCAGACCGCGCACAAGAGCGTGCCGAGAAGTTGCGGCAGGAAGAGTTGCGTCAGATGGCGGAAAACGAACGGACAGCGGCAGAGATTGGTGCACGCGAACGCATGAACACCGCCGACAACGACACGGCAATGAGGTTGGCTGCGGCAGAAATCGCCAGCGGCGAAAAGATAGCGGTGAGCACCGGCACCGGCATCAATCCGGGCACACGTTAATTTTTTATGGAGGCAACAATGAGCGACAAACCAACACCCGGCACCGTACCGATGAGCGGCCCTTACGTGAAACAAAAACACCGCC